CAAGGCATCATCAGTAATTATCTTGGTGGTGGTTATGCTGCATCGCCTAATGTAAATACAGCAGGTCAATTTCGCAATCCCATTTTTGACATCAGAACGCAACAGGAATTAGCAGGAGATTTAGATCCTTCAGCTTTATATCCAAATCCTCAAATAGATTTTTCTGTTCAAGAAGATGAAATTGAAGATCCCTGTCCTATCGGTTATCAATTAATTGATGGAGTATGTCAGCCAATAGAAAATTTTGATTATGCCCAACCATCTACACAAGGTCAAGGTGATGATGAAGAAGATGTCTTAACTTTTAGTGAACAAGAATATAACAGAATGAGAAGAGATCCCAATAATCCTTTCGGAGCAGGAATTGAATTGGATAAATGGAAAGTGGAAGAAGATGAGTTTGGCAATACAGTTTATAAATATAAAAAAAGAGGATTTGAACCAAATCTTTTTGGATTATTTGATGCTGTAACAGGTGGAAATAAAAGAAGAGAAGCAAAATTTAATGAAGCTATCAGGACAAAATTAGGACAAACACAATCGTCTAATTTTTTTGGAAAGAATATTAATCCATTAGCTTTTGGTTATCGAGATGATGATACATTTACAGAATATTCTCCACAGAATTATTTAGCACAAGTAAGCGATGTAGTAATTCCTGGAAGTAATCAAGGAGCAACAATGGGTGAATTACTTGCAACTGTTGGTCAAGGAACACAAGGAACACAACAAGTTAATACAGGACAACAAGGAACACAAGTATCACAAAATTTAGGAAGTCTTTTACAGGATAGTGGAAGAAGAGATGACACAGCTTATGAAGCTGCCATTGCAAAAAACATAGCCAGAAATTTAGCCGATAGAGATTCAACAACAGGAAAGAAAAAATCAACTGCAAGTACAGGTAGTGGTTATTCTACATCTCTAGGTGGTTTTTATAAAGGCAGGTAATGGAATTAGAAAAAGAACAACAAAGAGGACATAGAGCCAAAGCGATACTCGAAGATGAAATATTCGTGGAGGCAATACAAAAAGTTTCTGGTGAGTTAGATGCCGAATGGATGAACTCACCGGTAAGAGATACCGAAGGCAGAGAGAAAATCTATATGATGAAAAAGATGCTCAATGTCCTTCTGGTGCAACTGCGATCTGTAATGGATACAGGTAAACTGGCAACAAAACAGATCAACAAATAAGGAGCAATAATGGCAGACACACCTGCAAAGGAATCTGCTGTTTCAGAGCCAACCTTTAGGACAGATGAAACAGCACAAGCAATCGCAACCCTACTGAATAACGAAGAGACTGCAAGGAACGATGAAGAGCTTGAAACAAAAGTATCGGAAGAGAAGAAAGACGATCTTGCAAAAGATACCGAAGATCCTCTCCTAGAAGATATTGATGTTAATGAAAAAGACATAGTAGATAACGATGAAGCCATATCGGAAAGTGAAGAGACACTTTATGAAGTTACAGTTAATGGTGTAAAGCATAATGTAAATCTCAATGAGCTAACGAAGGGCTACTCAAGGGAATCAGACTATACCAAAAAAACGATGGATTTAAGTAGTCAGCGCAAGGATGTTGAGTCTTTGCAAGGCAACTTAAAGACAGAGTTAGAAGCAGTCAAAAGTTCTCGAAATCAATATGCAACACAACTGGATCACTTATCCAAACAATTGCAGCAAGAGGAAAAGATTGATTGGGATACCCTTTATCAAGACGATCCTGCCGAGTATGTTAAAAAAAAGGCAGATTCAGACAAGCGTAAAGAGGCATTGCAACTTGCACAGCAAGAGCAAATGCGTATTCACCAAGAGCAACGATCCGAGCAGGAAAAAGTCTATCGAGACTACCTTGCAAAGGAAAGGCAAATCTTGGCTGAAAAACTTCCAGTCTATGCGGACAAGAACAAGAGTGCGGAATTTACTAAACGACTGACGAATTTTGCAAAAGAGAATGGATATACCGATCAGGAAATCGCTATGATGGTAGATCATCGAGCAGTTTTACTGTTAGCTGACGCTTATAGATATAACCAACTCAAAAAAACAAAACTCACAGGCAATAAGGTAAACAAACCTCCAAGAATTGTCAGCTCCAATGCTTCCAATGTTAGAGAAGAATCCGTTGAAAAGCAAAACCTTGATAAGAGAATGAATAAACTGAAAAAATCAGGACATCTTGACGATGCAAAAGATGTATTCAAGGAGATGTTCTTCAACAAATAGGAGCAAACTATGGGTGTACCTAGTAACACCACAGAAACCTATTCGAGAGTTGGTATAAGAGAAGATTTAGCAGATGTTATTTACAATATTTCACCTGTTGAGACACCTTTTATTTCCAACGCAGGAAAAGGTACTGCTACTCAAACGAATCACGAGTGGCAAACAGATGCACTAGAAGCAGCAGCAGCTAATGCACAAAAAGAAGGAGATGACTATGCTTTGGACACCAGAGCAGCAACAGTTCGCTTGTCGAACTACTTGCAAATATCTGGTAAAGCAGTAGGCGTTTCTGGAACTGACGAAGTCGTAAAGAATGCAGGAAGAGGAGACGAACTTGCATACCAAATGGCGAAAGTCGGTAAAGAACTAAAAAGAGATATTGAATACGCAAATATCGCAACAGAAAACGCAAAGGTCGCAGGATCATCTGGCACAGCTAGAGAATCTGGATCTATTGGCTGTTGGTACGGAGGAAATATTCCTGGTACTTCAACAGCAGCAGCAAACTTTTCTGATGGAGGCTTGAGTGCCGATCCAGTAGGAACAGGAGCAACCGCACCGGCAGGTGGCACTAATCGTACATTTACAGAAAGTCTGCTTAAAGCAGGTTTGAAAAAATGTTACGATCTTGGTGGCAATCCAAAGGTAGTTCTCATGTCTGCAAGTCATAAGCAAATCGCTTCTGGCTTTAATGGAATTGCGACATCATTTCAAAACGCTGATGACAAAAGAGTCATCGGAGCAGTTGATATTTATGTCAGTGATTTTTCAGAAGTGAGCTTTGTGCCTGATAGACACCAAAACGCAAACAGAGTAGATATTCTAGATATGGAATATTGGGGAATATCTTATTTAAGACCATTCCAAACTAGCGTACTTGGAAAGTCAGGCGATAGTGATAAAAGACTAATGTTAGCAGAATGGACTTTGGAAGCAAAGAATCCAAATTCTTCTTTCGGAATCTTTAATCTAACTGCGTAATTTTATTTACAAATATAAGGAGGGTGAAGTTAGTTCGCCCTCTTTTTTATTGAAGATCGAAAGATTAGAACAATAGAGGAAAGAATGAGAACTTTAAACGATTATTTTATTATGGGTGGCAACATGACTGCCATTCAAACAGCCGACAATGCAAGTCCTGTTGTAGTAATTCCAGACGAAGGAAAGCTGAAAGTTATTTATATGAATGTCCATACTGTTATTGATGCAGCTACGACTTTTGACATTATGAAAAATGGTACGGATACAACTATTGATGCAACTTTAGCGGATGCTACTGTTGATGAAACTGGAGTGGCTTTAACTCTTGGTGGCACAGTAGAAGTCAATGCAGGAGACGCAATTAACATTCGAAGCAATGGCGAACAAACTGCTTCAACAACAGCAGATGTAAGCTACATCATTAGAAGATAGGATCAGCCATGCCACATACATATTACGGCAGAGCAGGAACAACACACAAGGTTGATTTTACTGATGCTTCAGTAGCATCATCAACTGCCTTTGGTAGTACCACAAGTGTTGTGATGTTGTGTGCAAAAACAGCAGGTTGCCATTTTCATATTGCAAGTGTTCCTGTTGCAACGACAAGTCTATCCTTTTTGCCTAAAGATTCAGTAATTTATGTTCAGGTGAATGGTGGCGATAAGATTGCTGCCATCAGGGAAGCATCAGCTTCAGGAAGTTTATTCGCAACTGAACTTATATAAGTATGACTAAAAAATTGTGGATTGATAAGCCAGGAAGCAAATCGACTTTAAAAACTCGAATGCACATTGACGAAAGTGAAAACAAGTATCACTTTGAGGACATACAGGATGTCGCACCGATATTGGAAATGAACAAGAAAGAAGCCAATATGGGTGCTGATGCCTACAAGGTCAGAGGAATGCAAGATGCAAAAATGTACAAGGTTGCATCCATACCCTTGATTATTGTTCAGCAATTGGCACAAAAAGGAATCATGTCCAATGGAGGTCAGATTCTTGACAGACCACGATTTAAGAAATGGATCAACGATCCAGACAATAGACACTTTAGAATTTATCAAGGAAACATTTAATGGCACTAGACACCTATGCCAATCTCAAAACGGAGATTGCTAACTATTTAAACAGATCAGACCTGACAGATAATATTGATACATTTATTGATTTGGCTGAAGCAAGACACGCAAGGGATTTAAGAGTTCGTGAGATGGAATCTGACGATGTTTCCACTACAACTGTTTCTGGTACTCAAAGCTATGATTTACCTACAGGTTATCTGGAGATGCGATTTGTCACTTGGCAATCGAATCCCTATACCTATTTGGATTATATGTCTCCACCTGACTTGTTCAGAGTGTATAATGCAGGAGAAGGATCTGGAACGCCACGATACTATACTATTGTAGGAACAAAAATCTATTTAGGATTTAAACCTGATGCAGCTAATGTTTTGGAATTAGGCATATTTAAGAAATTAACTGCCTTGTCCAGTTCCGATACATCGAATGCTATTTTAACGAATTATCCTGATCTGTATTTATATGGATCACTAGCTGAATCAGCACCATTTTTAATGCAAGACGAAAGACTGCCAGTATGGGCAGGACTATATCAAGAGGGAGTTAAAAGTGCCAATTTGTCATCCTCACAAGGAAGGACATCTGGTGCGCCTTTGAATATGTCAGCTAAAATGGTGGTGTAAATGATTGAGTTTGGTGAATTACTTGCCGATCTTCCAACTTACTCAAATCCTGGAGCTATCAAGGTAGATGGAGTAATCCCTGCCAAAATTGGCTACAGAGGATTTCCGAATTTTGCCGAGAGAAGCACTAATGCTTTAGGAACGACTGCTGTTGGATTATTCACAGCGTTTTCCTCTACAGGATCAACAAACTATGCAGGAGATACGACAAAACTGTATCAGTATGA